TGGAAAGAAGATCAGCCCGAAACTGCTGCTCAACCGATTACAATTAGCATTGTCAATCCGAATGAGTGAAGTTTACCCAACCATTCCGCAATTTGATTACATTACCACTAAGGCAAGATACCCGGCTTTAGTGGCTGGGTTTGGTTCGGGTAAGACCGAAGCTGCTATAAAACGCGCTATCTTTGGTAAGCTGGCTAATCCTGGAACAGATCGAGGATTTTACGCGCCGACTTATGATCTTATAAGAATGATTGCTTTCCCTAGATTTGAGGCAGCGCTTGAAGAATTAGGGGTGTCTTATAGGCTATACAAGTCGCCACTTAATTACATTCAAATTGAAGGCTATGGTCGGATCTATTTCCGGTCCATGGATGCCCCGCATAGAATTATTGGCTATGAGCACGCAGACGCTGACGTAGACGAATTAGATACAATGAAAAAGGATGATGCTGCTTATGCCTGGAGGCAGATAGTTGCAAGGAATCGACAGACAAAGATTAACGGCGAATCAAACACTATCGGAGTTACTACTACTCCAGAGGGATTTAAGTTTGTATATGAAACTTGGAAGAAAGACCCAAAGGAAGGGTATGAGATAATACAAGCGCCTACCTCAAGCAATCCGCATCTGCCAAGTGATTATATCCAGTCGCTAAAGGATATTTATCCAGATAATTTGTTATCGGCATACTTAGAAGGCCAGTTTGTCAATCTGCAATCTGGCACCGTGTATAATGCTTATGATAGAATCAGATGTAGGTCTGATGAGAAAGTGCCACAGAACGAACTGTTATGCATTGGGATGGACTTTAACGTTACCAATATGTCAGCGGTAGTCTATATAATTAAAGGCGCAGAATGGCACGCTGTAGACGAATTTAAGGGCATTTATGATACGCCCGCAATGATTAGAGTGATTAAGGATAAGTATCCAAATCATTCTATTAGAATATACCCAGACGCCAGTGGTCGCAGTAGGAAATCTGTAGACGCGTCTATTTCTGATATATCGTTGCTAGAAGATGCTGGGTTTCGTGTTTACGCAAATAAAACGAATCCTTTTGTTAAAGACCGGATAATGGCCGCTAACAATGCATTTGAGAAAGGCCGATTATTTGTTAATGATGTTGCGTGCCCTGAATACGCCAGATGCCTAGAGCAATTGGCTTACGATGCAAACGGAACGCCAGACAAGAAATCGAACCTTGACCACTTGCCAGATGCCGGAACCTATCCGATTGCTTTTGAACTGCCAGTAATAAAGCCGGTGGCTGATTTACGCGTACGCTTTGTGAGATAAATTATGCCTGTAGATAGTACAAATCCCCAATACGATAAAGCCATTACCAAATGGAAGATGGTCCGAGACTGTGACGAAGGCGCGGCAGCTATCAAGTCACGCGCAAAAGGTGCTGAGGGAGCATTGGGCGGCCTTGCTGGAACCGCTTACTTGCCGCCACCTAATCCAACCGATGGATCAACAAACAATAAACTCAGGTATCGTGCATACGTTGAGCGGGCTAATTTCGTAAACTTTACCGGGCATACCAAAGAAGGCATGCTTGGCATGGTGTTTCGCAAGCCTTGCACTATTGAGGTTGATCCTAGTATTGATTATTTGCTTGAGAATGCCAACGGTGATGGGCTGTCAGCTGATCAGATGATCAAAGACGCAGCCGGTGAGGCTTTGATGGTTGGTCGATATGGCCTGCTAGTAGATTACCCTGAATCACCAAAGGGTTTAACAGATGCCCAGGTGAGAGATCAGAACTTGCGCGCTAACATTATGCCGTACCCGGCTGAGTCTATTATTAATTGGCGAACTGAGGTTATTGGCGGCGTTAAAAAGCTATCTATGATCGTGCTACAGGAGCCTACATTAAAGCCGTCTGATGATGGATTTGAATACGAAGAATGCATGTATCACCGCGTATTGCGCTTGGTTGATGGCATTTATGTGCAGAACCTATACGACGAAAACAATGAGCTGATGTATCAATCATATGGGGCAGATGCTAATGGTGATCAAATCATTGACCCTAATATCTACCCGCGCAAGTTTGATGGATCATACTGGGATAATATTCCTTTCGTTTTTATTGGCTCAATCAATAACGATGAGACTGTGGATAAAGCTCCACTTTATGACATTGCAGAAGTTAATATATCGCATTACCGCAATTCTGCTGATTATGAGGAATCCAGCTTTTTGGTTGGTCAACCTACTCCAGCGCTTGCCGGATTGACTCAATCTTGGGTTGATCAGAATATGTCTGGCGGTATTTCGTTTGGTTCAAGGTCCGCTATATTGTTACCTGAGGGCGGCAATGCTACTTTGCTTCAGGCTGGTGAAAATCAAATGCCATTAAAAGGCATGGAGATGAAAGAAGTGCAAATGGTTAAGATTGGCACTCGAATCATTCAAGATCAAACCGGCACTGAAACTGCTGAGGCTGCAAAGATTAGATTCTCTGGTCAAAACAGTAAGCTGGGATCAATTATAACTAACGTTGAAACCGCATTTAATAAATGCTTTATGTGGGCGATGGAGTTTATGGGCGGCACTGCTGAGCCTTCAATCTACGTCAACCGTGAATTTTACGATGCTAGCGTCGATCCGCAGTTGCTTATGGCTCAAATTCAATTAATGGATAGAGGCGTGATTGCTCAATCGGACATACGACACTTAATGCGCAAAGCTAATCTTATTGATTCTGAGCGCACAGACGAAATGATTGATGATGAGGCCGAGTCGGATAATATGCTGTTTGATGAAATGCCACAGGAGGCTTAATTATGCCTTTGCCTACGCCAAAAGAAAAAGAGCCATTGCGAGAGTTTATTAATCGTTGCATGGGCGATTCGGTGATGAATAAGGAATACAAAGAAAGGGATCAGCGCGCTGCAGTATGTCGGGCGCAATTTGATCGCAAGTATAAAAATGGCAAGTGATAACTATTTAATTGATGCTGCTACTAGGCACCAGGTTTTTTTGCAGCGATACGGCAACGGTCGATCTAAAGATGCAATAAGGCTGCTGAATAGATTGCGCAGGAGTTTGAATGCTCGTTTAAGTCAAGAGCCTGATGATTTTAACGCTCAAAAGTTGCAGGATTTATTGCGCGATATTGATTTGCTGAATAAAGAGGAATTTGAAAACGTAAAGGCTTTGGTTGAATTGGAAAGCATGAGGCTGATACCAAGCGAGGCAAGTTTCAACACTGTAATGCTAAACAATGTTTCAAGCGTTGACTTTATCTCACCAACAGAAGGTGTTTTGGTTGCTGCTGTTATGGCAACGCCAATGGCGGTTACTACTGGAGTAGGCTTTACTGTTGCTGATGCGCTGACAAACTTTGGAGTTAAAAAGGGAGCGCAGATACTGCAAGCTATTGCTGATGGTGTTTCATTGGGTAGTGGCATGAGGGCTATAACAAAAGAGGTGGATGGTTTAGTACGCAACTTAATGAAACGTCAAGTGACCTCATTAATTAGCACAATTATCAACCATATTAGTTCAACCACTAGATCAGAGCTGTACAAGAAAAATAGCCGATTAGTAGATAGATATGAGTGGGTAGCAACGCTTGATGGCAGAACTACCTTTATTTGCATGAGCAGAGACGGCAAGTATTATCGAGTCGGCACTGGCCCTATGCCGCCCGCTCATTTTGGATGCAGGTCAACTACTATCCCAAAGATTAAGAAAGAGTTTGACTTGGGGCTTGATGTTGATTCTAAGCGGCCTGCTATTGGTAGTGATGGCGTTCAGCAGGTATCATCCAAAGTAACTTACGGCGGATGGCTTAAACGGCAAAACAAAGAATTTGTGGATGAGGCTTTGGGTTTAGAACGTTCACGATTATTTCGGTCTGGCAAATTATCATTAGATAAGTTTGTTGACCCAACTGGCAGGGTTTACACTCTGTCCCAACTGGAGAGCATGAATCCTATTGTGTTCTCTGATCTTATAGGCGGTCAGTGATCGTCTGGTTTGTGACCAAAGGTGATAAAAATGAGTGAAGAAGAAACAGTACCGCAAGAAAATGAACAAGAAGCTACAGTAGATTTGTCTCAATTAATGGCTGAAAATGCCGCTATGAAAGCCAAGATGGATGAGCTGCTGACTGAGGCTAAAAAAGCCAAAACAGCAAAGCGCGCAATCGAGGAGGAATCTCAGGCAGAAAGAGAAAGGATTGCAAAAGAAAAGGGCGATTATGAACAATTACATAAGTCATCCGAAGAAAGATACCAAGCAACTATTGCGGAATTGAATGATTTACGCGGTAATATTGCGAAAGAAAAGCAGGTTAATACTGCAATGAAGATAGCGGCAGATTTAGCCGATGGAACTAACGCAGAGTTGCTAGCTGAGTTCATTGGCCGCAGATTGAAGTTTCACGAGGACGGTGTTAAAGTAACCGATAATTCTGGCAATCTGACCGTTTCTACGTTTGACGATTTAAAGACAGAGTTTAAAAATGATGCAAGATATTCAGCATTATTAAAGGGCAATCAATCATCAGGCGGCGGTGCTTCTGGTGGCTCAAATAGTGGCGGTGCCACAAAGGTAAGAAGTCGTGCCGAATTTGAGGCACTTAACCCCGCAAAAAGGATGGACTTTGTGAAATCCGGCGGAATTATAACTGATAATTGATAGGTAAATTAAAATGGCTGAGAATACTATTTCCTCAATCGTTCCCGATATCTACGAAGCACTTGACGTAGTATCACGCGAACTAACCGGGCTTATCCCCGCTGTAACTATGAACGCCAGCGCAGAGCGCGCCGGTATTAACCAAAACATCGTTGTAGATGTAGAGCCTGCTGGTAACGTTGCAGACATTACTCCTGCTATGACTGTACCAGATCCTACTGGCCAAACTTCTGGTTCTAGCATCATCCAAATTACCAAGTCTCGCGCTGCTGAGTTTGGTTTCATTGGTGATGACCAGAAGAAGTTGAACACTGGACCAGGCTATATGGGTACTCGCGCAAACAAGATTGCACAGGCTATCCGCGCTGTTGCAAACGAAGTTGAACTTGACCTTGCTAACCTGCAAAGCACTTTCAGCCGCGCATACGGTACTGCTGGATCAACTCCTTTCGGCACTGCTAACGATTACACCGATGCTTCAAACGTCCTAAAGATTCTTAAGGACAACGGAAGCCCAGTAAGCGAGAACCAACTGGTTCTGAACACTGCTGCTGGTGCAAACTTTATCGGTAAGCAATCTGCTGTAAATGCTGCTGGTACTGAGTCTATGCTTCGTCAAGGTGTTTTGCTTGATCTTGCTGGTATGCCTTTGCGTGAATCAGCTCAGATCCAAAATAGCGTTGCCGGTACTGCTGCCTCTGCTACTACTGACGATTCTGGTTATGCTGTCGGCGCGACTGTTATCACTCTAGCTTCTGCTGGTACTGGTACTATCGTTTCTGGCGACGTTATCAGCTTTGCAGGCGATTCAGAGAAGTATGTAGTAATCTCTGGTGATGCTGATGTATCTGGTGGCGGCACTATTACTTTGTCTGCTCCTGGTTTACGTAAGGCTATTGCTGCCTCTGCTACTGCTATTACTGTAGTTGCTGCTGCTGCTCGTAACATGGCGTTTAACCGCTCTGCCCTAGTCCTGGCTGCTCGCGCTCCTGCCCGTCCTGAAGAAGGTGATATGGCTGAAGATGTGATCTTGATCACTGATCCGCGCTCAGGTCTGACTATGGAATT